AAGAAATTAGTATTTCCCGGAGTTATTATAATTAAGTTTTCTGCTTCTTCTGCAGCTCCACCATAAACAAATTTAAAGTGTGCGCCACCAACTGGTGCCGGTAAAGTAATTGTTCTGTTTGCTGCAAGTGCAGGAACTACAAGAGTTCTTCCACTGTGTGTTGCATTATCAAGAGTTTTGTCTTCATCCCCTAATGCTACAGGTGCATCACCCATAGTGATAACTTCAGTAATTGCTCCCGTAGTTGCATTTTTACTAACAGTTTTTACTGTGCTTTCAGATCTTAAAGGACCTGAGAAAGTTGAATTTGCCATAATTGGTCTCCTTTTCCGCCAACATAGTCTGAGACATTGTCTACTGCATGAGTCTATGCTGACTGTTTTATATATGCAGTCAGTCGATTATACGCTTTTAGTATGGTGATTGCAAATAAAAAGGGGGCCGAAGCCCCCTTAATATTGTTGTCTTAATCTAATGATTAAGCACCTGGAGATCCGAAGATACCTCTAGGATCAGAGAAGCCGAAGCTGTATCTTTCCCTAGCTTTATATCTAACGTTTCCAGTATCGAAGTCGCCTTCCATAGCAGTTTTTAAAGCTGCTCTGTTAAACATTTTTAATCCGTTAGGAATGTCTGTTTTAATGAAGAACGCATCTGTATCAGTTAAGTAATTGTTTACTACATAACCTTGAGGGATCATCCCTTTAGATACGATTGCGTTGATGTCATTATCAGCAGTTCCAACACGATTAGCAGTTTTCATTAGTCTTTCAGCTGTGAATTGAAGCTCAGAAGGAATAATCATTTTTACTCCTTTTGCTGCAATCTTTAGACCACGCTCATCAACCATTGCAGCGATGTCAATCAAAGCTTGCTCTAGTGATGTTTCGTTAAGGTCAGCAGAAGTGCTTAACTCATTTTTGAAAGTTCCAGCAATTACTGGGTGGTCAGTAGCACAAAGCTCCTTACCATCACCGCCAGTAAAGCTAGAGTCAAACGCATTGTTTAATACGTTTGCTGCTTTAACTTGCTTCGTGTTAGCCATAGATCTTGCTAGTGCTTTTGTATAACGCTTAGCGATACTATCATACAGGTTATCCTCAACAGCTTCCTCAGTGATAGAGAAAGCGAGAGCAATTGTCTCGTGAGTGTAACGTGCAGTGAAAGTCTCGTTAGCAGAATCAAAAGATACCGCAGAACCTTCCGGCTTAACTGATGCGTTAGCAAAACCAGCTAACATTACTTCTTCTTCAAAAGCTCTGTCTGAACTTTCAACATCGAAGATTTCCGCATGCTGGTTTTCGTAGTTTTTGTACTCAAGTCCAAATAATGCATTTAGACCTGGCTCTAGCTCTTTTGCTAGTTGTTGTCTTGATATAGCCATTTTTTATGTCCTCCTAAATGCTATTATTATACACCGTTTACGCCTTTTCCGTACTCGTGCTCGTTGATTGAAACGATCCAGTTTACGTTTGCAGAACCTACAGTGCTATTATCAGGGTCTCTTGAAAGACCGTGAATTTTTAATGTAGCTGCTCCCGCTGCTAGTGTTGAATCATCAAGTTCCGATTTGGAAATGAAGCTAGGTGAAGATCCTGCAGTGTACTCAATATCAGCTGCGTTGTTGATATCAGTAAGAGCAGAGGCTCCAGTGTTATTTGATTGAACTTCGAACCTTTGATAAGGATCGTCGTATACAAACCCCTTTATATCTGTAGCAGTATTACTTGCTTTCAGATGATTTGCAAAAGTAGGTTTGCTTGTTGATGCGTCAGTAAAGAAAACACCGTTAAGTGATCCCACAACATTACCTCCAGCGCCTGCAACTTCTACAGAACCATCACTTTTTAGTTTTACTAAATCGTTTTGGTAAATAGCTGTTGCTGATGCAGAAATAATATGCTCGGATAAACCACCGTTGTCTGCGTTCTGACCAACTTTACCTACGGGTCTTACACCGAAGGCTGCGTCTTTATTTGCCATATTATATTCCTCCTTAAGGAAATTAAGTTATTAAAATCGATGGGTAGGAATTACTAAAGGATTAGTCCTTCTTTGTACCACCAAAAGTTACACGAGCTTGCCTATCTTGATTGATTGGCATGCTTGGGTGCTGTTCCTTCAAAACATCGTTTTCTAAAGCGTCATTGCGATCGTTATTCATTTGTCTAAAATAAGCTTCACGCGACTTTGCGAGTTCTTCTGGTATCCTAGCCAGCAATAGGCCACCGACCCCAATCACTCCTGCGTATTGGCCTTTGTCATGAGTTGGGTACGCTGATCCTGGATATTCATCGGCTCTTACCAATTCCCATCCTGATCTTATTTTTCCAGACATGTTCTTCGTATCATCAAAGCCCATGCTTTCAGCACGTATCCACCTATGTCTATAACCATCTGGCGCAGGTGGTGCATCCAGAGAAGATGGAGGAGCCCAAACTTTAGGTTTTTCTTGTTTAACCCTAGTTTCGCTCACGCGGGAAGTTTTAACAGTTTTAGTTTCTGTATCTTTTTTTGTCATATGCTTATACCTCCTTCGCGGCTAATTGTTTCGCATATTCTTCTAGCGGCACACCTAATCTTTTAGAAATTGCTACCTGTGACGGTGTGAGTTTCACAGTTTTTCTGCGTCCTTTTGCGGCCGGACGTTTAGCACTAGCTACATTTTGCACCGGAGCTTGGCTCGGTGCTGGTGCAGATTCCTCCACTTTATCAAATTTATGTGGGAATTCAAGTCTTATTCGTCTATCTACTTCAGAATAATATTCATCGCTTGAAGGGTCAAAACCTTCCTCTTCTACAAGCTTCCTGTGTATGTCAAATGCAGTATAAGTCATCGCATTATCAGTACCAAACCACGTATTCTTTGTAGACCAATCTTCAGCTTTAGGATCTATTTCCTGTGCTGCTTGATATAATTCTTGGCTTGTAGGCACTTGTTGAGCAAACTGATTAACCTCTTGTTCTGGTCTTTCAATAGGTCTTTGCTTTTTTTGTTCCTGTAGATTTTGTATTTGTCTTAGTCTACCTTCTTCCATAGAAAGTTGTGCTATAGCTCTTTGTGCTTCTACTTGAGCATCAATATCACCTGCTTCTGTAGCAGTTTTTAAATTAGCTTTAGCTGCAGCCATGCCAGCAGTGACTTTTTGTTCAAGTTCTGTAGCATAGTTTTTACCTAAACTTTCATTTTGGGTTTTTAATTTCGTTGCTTGTTGTTGAACACTTTGTGCGTATGCAATAGCTTCTTCTTTTTGCCTTTCAGCTTCACGCATCTTACGTGTAAGTTTAGCTATTCTTTTGTTAACACTTTCTGAGTATTCGTTTAGTTCGCCTTTTTGAACATCAGATTGCTCAGCAGATTCCTTAGGTGCACTAACGGACTCTTCACTAACTTGTTCAACATCAATTTTTTCTTCTTCTAATGATTGTTCTGGTGCTACTGCATCGAGATCAATCTCTTGTTCTTGTTCGTCAGCTTCACCAACGTCTATTATCTTTTCTTCGTCTTGCATAGATTATCCTCCTCTATGATTACATTGCGTGCAAGATATCTTCGGGATTATCTATTGTCCCTAATATCTCGTCATCGTTTAACATTCTTATCTCACCACCATCAATCTCCATTCGCGATCCTGCATATCGTGCAAAGATCACCCAATCTTTCTCCGCGCACCACGGACCTGTAGGATATTTATCTTCATCCTTGTAACAAAGATCACCCATCTTCAATACGTATCCAACTTGCGTTGCTACACGTGCGCGATCTAATGTTTCTTGTGCTATAATAATTCCGCCTTCGGTTTTTTCTTTAACCTTAAATGGCATAACAAGTATACGCCACCCAGTAGGGTTCGGTAACTTTTCTAAACTTGTGGATTGTGTTTCTTTTTTAGCTTCTTTAGCTTCTTCTTTATATTTATCTTCTAATGCGTGTGACTTTGTCATCATCGTTATCTGGCTCCTTAGGGTTTAGCAGGTTAGAGAGTTCCTGTTTTACTTGATCCAAAGTGTGGATCTTTCCGAGAATATAGTTGTATTTGTCCATACTGTCAACACCACCACCAATTAAAACTTGGCTGTTGTTGTCCATACCTTCGTCGAGTAGTCTTTGTAGTTTATATATTACGTTTATCGGGTCTATAGCTTCTGACATATTTTTTTTTCTTATCTCCTAGTTTATGCCAAAACTCATCAAGAGGGTTGGCTTTTTGTTTACAGCATTCCCCCGAACGTGCTTTTTTGTCCGTGTGATTATCACACGTTTTATCTTCCCCCATCGTAAGTCCTCCTTACTTTTTCTTGAAAATATCGGCTCCCTTAAGTCCGTATATACTAGCGACGACCCCGATAAAGAGGCTCTGGTACCAAAAAGGCATACTACCAAACTTCTCAAAGAATATATCTAGCTTCTGTTGTATGTCTGGATCATCACTAAAGACGCTCCATATCAATAATAACACGGGCGCCGACACGAGCAAAAGTACAAATTCGTCTTTCCATCCCTTGTCGTTTGATTGTCTAACAGCGGCTTGATACTCCACTTCCCCGTTGGCCATCTTCTGAGAATGCAATAAAGCAGCCTCCGACATAAGTATTTTTGCTTTTTGTTTATTAGCAAAAATAGCTGAACCGGTTTTTAATACCGTAGGTAAAAGTGAAAGTAATGGTCCCATTATTTTGTGCTTCTAAACAAAGATCCTACTTTATTTTTCTTGTAGGCTTCTTTGCCTTTAAATGTAACAGGTTTTTTGTTTTTACTGCCTGTAACAGGTTTTTTGTTTTTACCATAAGTAACTATGTTTTTAGGTTTTTTAACAGGTTTTATATCTGTTTTTTTAGGTATTGTAACAACTTTATTATTTCCTTTAATTTTAGGTGTAACAACTTTAGTTTGATGTCTTGCACCGCCTGGATTAACTCTAACTCTTTTTACTTTAGAGTCTTCTGTTTTTTTAACGGATGTAAAAGGTGTTGAAGTGCCACCGCGTTTCTTTTTTATTCTTTTTTTGTACCCTGCCATTTTATTTCTTCTAGTTAAAGATAACGGCTAGTATGATGATAGCCACTATTGCACCTGCAATAGCTTTCTTCTTCATAGG